TTATTTTCATTAAAATTTGTATTGCGCATTTCCATAGTGGCAAGAACATTAAACGCCCGCGCGCCCTCGTCCGAGTTAGCCGCTGGCTCGTCCCAGCTATCCAGCAAGGAAGCGATCCTTTCCGCCTCTTTTACAATGCTATCCAAAGACGCGCGCACAGCGTCCGCCGTGTCCTCGTCTATGTTTTCTTTTTTAAGTTCTTTTTCCAGCTTTTCGGCTTCTTCTGCGCGTGTTTGGTAAAGCTCAATTAAAGCCATTTTTTTATGGTTTCTGTTGCCGTCAAGCAGTAAATCATATTTTCTAAATTCCATTTTTTAGCCCTCTTTTTTCTTGATATTTTCGCGCATTGCCGCAAGCTCTACGCTGTAAAGGTTTTCGCTTGTAAATTCGCTGCCGTTGTTTTCTTTGCAGAGCTTTTCAAAATGATAATTGATAAGCTCATTTATTCCCGTTTTGAAGCCTGCGCGCTTGTCAATTTTCAGCGCTGCAACTTCCGAAAGAATAGCCAGCATTTCGGCGCGCGTTTCGTCTGTCGGTTTCTTGATCTGCTGCGGATTTTCTACCGTAAGCAAAAGGCTGCCGCGATCCTCTGCAAGCTGTCGGCTCATTCCCTCATAAATGCAAGCCGCAATAAAAGCGCTTTGCGTGAAGCCGTGCGCCTCGCATACAATCGCCATATCCTGCAAGAAGCCCGCAGGAAGTCGGACGGAAGTCGGCTTCATTTCTGCGCGTTCTCCCGTGTAAAGTTCATTAAAAAACTGCGTTCTTTTTTCGCTCATTTCGTCCACCTCAAAAGCTGCGCCTTTAGTTCTGCGCGCTCTTTCCTTTGTCTTTTCTCTTTTTCTTCGGCTTCTTTGCGTTCCTGCTCTGCTCTCCAGCCGTCCGCAAGCTCAAGGCTGCGCGCGTAAACGCTTGTAGCGTCATAAGCTGGAACATCAACAACGGAAACATCAAAAAGCCTATCAAAGCCCGTAATTTTACGGACGGGAACACCGTTTCGGCTGGTTATTTCCTCACCGTCTGCGCGTACTGTAAAAGCGAAAGACATTGAAGAAATAAGCCCGCTTTTAATTCTCTTGTACATATCGCGCGCGTCCTGCGTGTCTAACAGTTCGGCGCGAATTTTCAAGCCTCTATCATCTACGGAAAGCGTCAAGCTCTTATTTCGTGTCCTTGCCAAAATCGGCACAGCGTCCGAATGATTATAGCGCAGGGGAACATCTCGCATATTGCAGCCATTAAAAGCGCCGCGCTCGATCACTTCATAAAAGCCGCCGCGTTTAATATCTCCAATCGTTGTTTCCTGCCCAAAAATAACAGCGTAGCCCTCAAGGATCATTTCCCCAGCTTCCGCCTCTGCTTCTGCCCTTTGTTCTATGCAGAAATTTTCAAAACTGCGGAAGCGCGTTTCGTTGGCTCTGTTTTCTGCCATAGTTCCGCCCCCTTTTTTCTAATTTTCTAATGATATTATAATGCTTTGTAGTCAGTTTGTCAAGTGGTTTACTACAAATTATACATTTTGACTACATACCGCCGCATTTTTCCCGCTGATTCTGCCCCGCTGGAAGCTCTGCGCGTGTTTTTTTGTGTGATACACAGTGTGCAGGGGCTTGCGCCCCGCACAAAAGCCCGCAGCTTCTCGCTTCGATCCAAAGAAATGCAAAGCCCCGCGCAACTTTCCGAAAATGTTTGAAAAAAGCCCCGTTTTCTGCCGCGTGCGGAAGTTAAGGGGGACGCACAGTATAGAAGCTGGCTTCGTTTTTCTTGTCACGGGGGGCATATATAAAAGCGTTTTTCTGTCCTCTTTCCTGCTGTTTGTCCTCTTGAGAATTTCAAAAGGTGACAAAAGGGACGCGCTCACAAGCTGTATTATTCTGTGACGGTTTCGCCCTGCTGTTTCTTTGTCTGTATCTCTATATCTATTCCCCTATATGCACACTGTGTATCACTCTATAGCTTCTACGGCTATTTTGAAAAGTGCGCTATATATAGTAGTATCAAGGCTTTTCGCGTTTTCGTGCGTCACAAAATACCGCAGGTGCGTCACAAAATACCATAGCGAATTTTTACAAGAAAAAAAGCCACAGCCTCACAAAGCGCCATAGCCTTTTTATTGTAAGCGTCACAAAATACCCAAGCATTATTTCCAATAGCTCCGCTTTTTATATTGTGGTTTCGCTTGTTCTGTTTGCTGGTTGTTTCGTGGTTGTTTCGTGGTTGTTGGCTGGTATATTCCAGCATTGCGCGCCGCTGTTTCAATAGTCCGCTGTATATAGTCCGCTCGCTGCGCCTTTTCTCGCTGTCCTAAACCGCTTGCAAGGAATAGCCGCGCGACCTGCTCATAATTCCGCGAATAATACCACAGTAAAGAAATAAGCCTTAAATCTGCATTGCTTTGCGTGCTGTACTTGCCTTGCCATTCTCCAGCCCATAGCGCACGGAATTGCGCCCCATTTGCGCCCCGCTCCGCCTTGCGTATTATCTCCATATCGTCCGCCGTTGGCTGCGTGTCCGCTCCGATCCGCGCCGCTGGTGCTGTTTGTTCTGTAATATTAAAGCGCTTTGCAAGCTCGTTTAATGCAGTTTGTGACGGCTTCGGCTCGTTTGCTTCGTAAGCGTTCCCCGTGAAAGCCATATAACGCAAATCGTTGTAAAGCTCAATTTTTGCGCTTTTATAAGCTGCGGGAATTGTTCCGCGCGTGACTATATGAAGCCCGCGCCCGCTTTGGCTGTATTCTATGTAATTGCCAGCGAAAAGCTCCAATATTTCGGCTGCAAAGTCGGACGGCTCGCCGCTGTCCTCGTTTATGCAGTTATCTAAATCAATAAACACAAGCCCGCAAGCCTTTGTAAAAACAAAGCCCAGCCCGTTATATTCTCCCGTGTATTGCAGCTTTGCAAGCGCTTGCCCGTAGCTTGCCCATTGATAATATTTTGAAACGCTCGCAAGCCCGTTATACTTTGCGGAAAAAGGCTTCTTTTTGCCGTCCTCAAGCCGCCACAATACCCAATTATTATATTTTTCAAGCGTTTTCGGAAGATAAAAGCCCATTTTCTGCGCCCTCTCGTTTCAAGTATATTTCTATTCCTCTGCTGTTTCCGTATTCGCTCCAGCTCTCAAATAGCCCCAAGTGCTGCCAATAGTTCAATATTGTTTTTATATCCTCTTTGGCGCGCTTCCGTGTTTCTCTGTGCGTTCCGATCTCACAAGCCGCGAATATATCCGAATAAGGCTTCTTATTCGATATAATGGACGCGCTGCGGATCAACTGATAATAGAAAAGTTCTAAAACCGTGCGCAGCTTTATGCGTGTTTCGGAAAGCGTCCAATCTTTCCATTTTTCGCCCTTGTATTCTTGAATTGCTAAAACTTCTTGCGGGATCCGCTCAAGCTGCCCCGCTTTATATGCTATTTCCTGCAATAGTCCGACATTGTATATAGTGTAGTAAAATTCTGTGCGCTGCCCATTGATAAAGCCCTCATCAAAACCGAATTGAAGCAATTTTCTGTGACGCAAGCGCTTTTCGTCTATGTTCAGCCATTCCCGCGCGTCATCATTAAGCCAATAGCTCACCCACCTATCAAGCCCCAGCATTGCAGCGTGTATTTTCTCTTGCTGGCTCTTGTTCACTTTGCCGCTTCCTTTTCCGCGCCGCATTTTTCTATAAATCTGCGAAGCTGTAAGCGTTATTTCTCTGTCGGTCATTGCTTCATTGTCTAACTGATAAGAAACAATAGAGCGCAATATATTATACTCAATCAGCGTAAGCCGCCCGCCCTCGATCTGCGCGCGCCCTTGCTTTTCAATACCGTTTCGGCTGCCTATTGTCAGCGCTCCCGTGTCGGCTGTTTTCATAAGCATTTTAGTTAAAAGGCTTTGATCTGTTACGCTCTGCCCGCTGTCCTTTGCTGCGCAGGTTGCCAGCCGCTCAAGCGCTGCCGTTTTAAGCTCCATATCTGCCGCGCTCTCGCTTGCCTCGCAATTCCCTTTTAGAAAAGGCATAAGCTCCTTTATTTCTTCGGGGCTGGCTTCGGTTTTAAGCCATTCAAGAAAATTTCTTTGCCCCTCTGCCATTATTTCAGCCAAAACCGCCACCCCCTTTTTTTAGTTTCCTGCTGCGCCGTTGGCGCTTCTTCCTGCTGGATCACAGCCGCGCCCGCTCTCGTTTCGATTAAAGCCGCTTGCTGCATTGTCCCAGCGTGCAGCGCGTGGGCTTGCTGTTCTGCGTGCTGCGCGTCTTTAAGCCGTGCCAATATCTCGGCTTTTTCCCGCTCCGCTGCCTCAAGCTGCCTATCTTTTGCCGCAAGCTGCTGCTGTAAGGTTTCCACCGTCTGCAATAAAGCCGAATGAAGCGCATTTTCTTGCGTGGTTGTTTGCTGGTTGTTTGCTGGTTGTTGTTCGGTTTCTTGCGTGGTTGTTTCGTGGTTGTTTGTCGGTTGCTTTTGTCCCATAACGCGCCGCAATTCCTTTATTGCTGCGGGTTTTAAGCGTGTTATCTGCTTTTCGTCTTTATAGACTAAATCAAGGGGCAGCTTTGCAACTTGATATTTTACAGCGTTTTTACTATATCCCAGCTCGCGCGCTGCCTCTAATATCGTTAAATCTTGCATAATTCTGCCCCCTTTTTAGAAAATATCCGCTGCGTCTATTGTCTTTCTAATCTCTGCCAATAGCGCAATTTTTTTTCGCGCTTGTTCGTCTGTGATTTCTCCAGCCGCCGCCATATTATAAAGCCGCTGCTGCATTGCTAAAACCGTTTGCGCGCCCGTTTCTCTGTCCAACTCGTCCAGCCCTTGCAATAGTGTTTCGGCTGGAAGCGTGCTTCGTTTGCTGTCCAAATCGTCAAGCCTGCGCCCGTATTTCAAAAGTAAATCTAATTTTTGCGCGTCTGTAAGGTTATCAAGGTTTATTTCCGCAATAGCCTTTTCAAGTTTTGTAAATGCTTCGGCTACGCTTCTTTTTTGGTCAAGGTGCGCGCTGTAAGCCTTTTTTGCGTTCTCTGCGTCTTGATCCGTAAAGCTGCGGGCTTCTGCTTCCCAGCGTTTACAAGTTCGGACGGAAACACCCAGCGCCGCAGCCGCAGCCTTTTGCGTTTTTCCTTGCTGCCTCAATTCGTAGTAAGTTATTTTTTTATCGGCGCTCATTGCTTCGCCCCCTTTATTCCTCTGCTATTTCCTTAAAGGTTTTGAGCATTTCCGCAGCCTCTTTATTGTCTGTCATAAGCTCAAGCCCAGCGCAGAGCGTTTTATATTCTTTTTCGGTCAATTCCGTAATAGCAAAGCGCACGCGCTCGCTGTTCGGCTTTTTAATCTCTTTGCGTTGTACTCTCATAAATAAAGCCCCTTTTTAATATTCATCTGCAAATAAAATTGTTGTGTAGCTCCGATCCCATTCCGTTATTATAAAAATGTTTCCTTTGCTGGTTTCGTACTTTGCTACAATTCGATCATCATTATTTTTTACGGCGCTATCATTCAGCGCGCTATCTTCTGCGCAGGTTTCGCCCCAATCGCAAGCAATATATCTTGTAAAAGCCTTGTATATTTCTTTTGTGAAAGCCTCGCTATTTTCGCAAGCTGCTGCAATTCCTCGCGTTTGTACTGTCTGCCCAAGCTCAAATTTTGCAATCATTTTTTTAATACCTCTCTAAAAGCGTTTATTTCCCTTTTTAAGCCGTCTTTGCGTTAAATGGTGGAATTATACCCCGCGCCCGTTTTCGTGGCTCTGTGGGGCTTCTGTGCGGTTGCAAGTGCCTTTAATCTTCTAATATTTCGGCTGGCTCGCATTTCAGCGCCTCGCAAATCTTTTTTACATTCTTTGCGTGTGGTTCTGTCATTCCTCGCACGGCTGTGCTAATTGTCTTAAATGATAAGCCCGTAGCTTCCGTAAGCCTGCTAACATCAAGGCAATTTTCCGCCATTTTCTTTTTGCATTTGTTCGGATCAAGTCGCATACTTCGCGCCCCCTTTACTATTTTTCATTATCATTATAGCAATTTATCGGTAATTTGTCAATAACTTTTCGGAAATTGTCTAAATACTTTTTTATAACTGATAGAAAAAGCCCCCCGCAGTTACGCGGGGAGCTTCCGCGCGTCTTTCCGCGCTTGCCTCTGTACCAAAAAAGGAAACAATGAAAGAAAATTCTTGAAGCTCAAGCAAAGAAGAAACGATTTTCCCGCGTTTCTTGCTGCGCTCTCCAGCGCCGCCTTGAAGCATTTATATAAAGGCTATTGCCCTTATACCGTAATTAAGCGGACGCTGCGCCCTTTGTAATACGGACGCAAGCCGCTGTATTCCAAGCCGCGTCAACTACGCACAGAGCGCGAATATTGACGCTTGCGGAAGTAAAGCCGCTGCTGCGGTCTGTTTCGACCTGCACGGGCATAGAAAAGCGGATATACAGCTCGCGAGGATCGACAACAAAAATAGTATCTGCGGGGCAATGTTCGGAGATAACGACCTCGTGCCCAAGTACAGTTTTTGCAGCCTCTCCGATATTGTAAATCGGGCTGCCGTTGCTATCGTCTGCCGCTGCAATAGTCTTATAGGCTGTTTCTGCGCTCATAAGCAGAATAGCATTTCTTGCATACTTCTGCGGAAGCAGGGAAAGACCGCTTGCAATATCCTTAAAGCTAATATCGTAATAAGTACCGCTTGTGCTGGTTTCTTCGGTTACAATGGAATTTTTGCCCGTGCCGCTGGTAGTCCAAGTCAAGTTTGCAAGTCCTTTAGGCTGTCCGCTGCCCGTGCCATTGATGAAGCTATATTCCAGCGCCTCGACAACTTCGGAAGCTAAAAGCTGAAGCATTGCAGACTTGAAGCCCGCTTCGGTCATACTGTCAGCCGCTGCGCTCATAGTCATTAAGCGCATAAGCTCATAGCCGCCAAGCTCAATTTTTGTAAGTGTGGGGCTTGCTTCCGTTCCCGCTGCAAGTTCAGTATGCCAGCTTGCCGAATTTGCGGAAGCAATAGGGATATACAGCTTGCCCGCGCGCTGCTCGTTAAACACCTTTGCACGCTGGAGCAAATCGCTGTATTTGCTGTCTGTGATAAGTTCCTCGTAAATCTCTACGGGAAGGACAGCAGCCGCGCCGTTAGTGTTAAGGCTGCGCACTTCCTCGTCCGAAAGTCCTTTAATTCCACCGTTAGCAATATAACGCTGGAAGCTGCGCACTTCTGCTCTTGTCTTGTTATCGTTCATTTTGTTACCTGCTTTATTTTCATTAAAATTTGTATTGCGCATTTCCATAGTGGCAAGAACATTAAACGCCCGCGCGCCCTCGTCCGAGTTAGCCGCTGGCTCGTCCCAGCTATCCAGCAAGGAAGCGATCCTTTCCGCCTCTTTTACAATGCTA